CTCTTAATTCATCATCAGATTTGGAGGCTAAAACTGTTGAGTTTATATGTAAATAACCCCCAACCTCTAATCCTTTTGGTAGAGAATGTACACTAGATCCATCTAAATGCAACTCACCACCAACTTTTAATCCTTTTGGTAATGAAAAAATATATTGACAACTTGCTAAAATTAAATCACCCCCAACTTCTAACCCTTCTGGCAAAGAACGTATTTCTGATTCTTCTAGCACTAAGTGGCTATTAACTATTAAACCTTTTGGAAGTGTTTCTATTTCTGAATATGATAAATCCAATTCACCATCAACTCTTAATCCTTCTGGTAATGATTTTATTTCTGATTGTATTAAATCCAAATCACCTTTAATATGTAAATCATCTTCTGTTAATGGTATATTATTTTCCCATTTCCACAAAAATGGTGTTTTTCTTTTTTCATTCTTTTCAAGAAAAGAAAATATATTATTTAATGTTTCTTTTTCCATTATCTAAGTATTTCTCCTTCTATGAAGCCAAGGTTAATCATCTCTCTTAATTCATCATCTGTATATTTTTTTAAATTCACAGGTTTTTCTTTGCTTTCTTTTATTTTGATTTGATCAGGAAACTTTATCTGTATTTTACCTTTCAAAGCATCTGGAATTTTAATGTTGATGATGTACATATTTTTTGTTTTTGCAAAAATACAATTTATTTTTTAATTTCCATAATCATATGGTAAATCTTCATATAATTTAGAAATTTTTTTCTTCATTTTAGTTGCTGTAATATTCATATCTTTTATTATGGATCTATATGTTTTTTCAACATCTAAATCCTTTTCACTGTTTTTATCTTTACTTGGTTTGTATTTGATAAACATATGTTTTTTTAAAAAAACTTCAAACTTGTTTTCAAAAACACTAGTCATTTCATCTATCGGAGCATTAGGCATTTTTTGAAAAATAGCCATTTTTAAAAAACTTGCACCTTCATCAACCATATTAATAAAAGTTTTTTTTAATATTATTTCTAAAACCTCAGATTTAGTTTTATGTTTAAATATTATAGGGGGTAAAGATTTTTCTAAATCTTTTAGCAATTCATTGCATAATGTTTCATATTTTGTCTTCTCACATATATCAAATTTATGATACATTTCAGAATCATAATAAAATTGTTGAAATTGTTTTTTTGTTACCTTTTTATTATCTAATGTAGTTTTTAACTCAGTAGGTCTAACAACATTTTCAATTAAGGAAAGATAATATAAATTAAATATAAAATCATTTAATGTTTCATACTCTGTAACATCACTTGGATTTGAAACTACTTTATATTTTGTTCTTAATGCTATATCATCTTCCCCTTTTGTCTCCATACTAATATGGTGTTTAAGTTCATGACCAAATAGACTTAAAAAACTATCATAATTATCATTTAATAACTTATACACATTATGTTGTATATCATTTAAATCTTCACTTGCTAAAAAATTAATATGTAGAATTGGGGTTTCAGTTGAAGCAACTTTAAAATTATAATTTTTTGTTAAGTCTTTTGCTAAAAAAAACTCCATAGATAAACCAGTTAACAATAATTCATTTGTTTTTGTTTTAACTTCGGGATTAGCTGCTACTATTTTTTTTATATTAGAACTAGGATGAAAATCAAAATTTATATAAACATTTATTTTACTAATTTGAACTGGCTTATCATCTTTTAAGAATTTACCTGGTGCATCTACAACTGTAGTAAATCTAGTAAATCCTTCTTGAAAATTATTACTTTTTAATTTTTCTAATACGTCATTAAATATTTTTGTGGCATAATTAGTGATGCCTGCTGGGACACCCCTAGCCTCATTCATTTGTTTTTTCATTATCTAAATATTTTTTAAAATAAATTTACCACGCCTTGTGTATCCATTTTTTAACAATATCATTAGACACTCCAATTTGTGATGCAATATTTTTTGTAGTCATACCTGTATTTCGTAAAGCAATCATAATATCATATTGTTCTTTTGTTAGAGTTCTTCGAGTCATTGCTCTTTTTTTTATTTGTTCATCAGACCACTTCACCCAAGGTTTTTTCATTCCTAAATGTTTATTAGACATTTTTTGTTTTGTAGTTTCACTATGTATTCTACCAACATTAAAATTAATTGGTTTGGCTATACCTTTTAATGTTAAACTTCTTTTTATATTAGATTCTTCACTCATTATAATACAATTATTACCATCACCACCTTTTGTTGAATTATATCCATTATGGTAGGTATCATATTTTTCTATAAATTCAATTTCTAATTTTTTTGCAGTATCTTTTGAATCAACTTCAATTAAAGTAATAACATCCCAACAATCTACGCCATATTTTTTTATTGCATTAGGAAATTTATTATTTGATATTTTATTAAAAGCATAAAACTTATGCTGTTTCCATCTATTATCAACTGGCTTATTAGTCCAACCAATATAAGATTTATTGGTTATATTGTTTGTTATTTTATATACAAATGCCATAATATTATTTTTAATTACCACGCTTTACAACTCCAATATCTTGCTTTAGTTTTTGGTCCAGGATTATCACAATTGTGTCTTGCTCTAAAACTTTTTCTTCTTTCTGGGTTTGATTTTTTAATTCTCATCACTTTACCTTTTGCAGATGTTCCACCAAATCCAAAATTAACTTTTATTACATTACCTTTTTCATTTTTAACATACACTTGAAATTTTTTTGTAGTCCCCTGCATAGGTTTATTTAAAGTGACAGTTCTTCCTTTGTATTTTGCTTCATTTAGATTTTCAGACTCATCTTCAATTGGAGCATCCAGATAAACCATTTTACCCTCATACAAGCCAATTCTACCAATATCAGATAAAACTATTTGTTCATCTTCTTCATTTAATTGGATTAAATTATGCATCCATAAATCTCTAACTTCATTTATCAAATCAAAATATTTTTCAGAATAAACCTTAAAAACATTATTTGATAGAGTAAAACCATTTTCAATATGGTATTGTAATTCTTCAGATATTTTTGTATCTTCTAATAGAACTAATGTTTTATTTAGTTCTTTAATTAAATTTTCTTTAATTATTTTAGTTAAATTAGACATAATTATTATTTTTTTATTATAAATATATCTATATTATAATAATTATAGTTATAACTAATATAGTTATTAATAATATTAATCATAAAAAATGGAACTATCAACGGTCAAAGAAAAATTATTAGGAGTAATCCCAAATCAAGTTATTAATGAATTAGATATTATATTTGATAAATATGAAATTAACACAATTTTACGAATTTCCCACTTTTTGGCACAATGTGCCCATGAATCTGGAAATTTTTCTGTAAAACAAGAAAATTTAAACTACTCAGCCAAAAGATTGCAAGAAGTATTTGGAAGATATTTTACAACACACGCAAAAGCATTGTTATATGAAAGAAAACCAGTGAAAATTGCAAGTCTGGTATATGGCAATAGAATGGGAAATGGTGATGAACAAAGCATTGAAGGATACAAATATCGAGGTAGGGGTTACATACAATTAACAGGAAAGAATAATTATTTATTGTTTGACAAATCATTAAATGAAACTGGTTTGGAGGTTGATATCATTGGTAATCCTGATTTGGTTGCCACAACATATCCATTGATTTCTGCTGCTTGGTTTTTTAACAAAAATAATTTGAATGAGATTGCTGATCTCGGGGGAACAAAAGAGATAATTACAAGAGTTACAAAAAAAGTAAATGGTGGAACGCACGGACTAGATTCAAGGATTTCTTATTTCAATAAATTTTATAAAAAACTAAATTAAAAATGAAAAAATTAAATTTAATATTGATATTTTCAATATTATCATTTGTATTATTCTCTCAAAAGAATAAACCAATATCTATTTTCTTTGAAACAAATTCAAAAGAGTTAAGGTCAACATCGCACAACTATGCGACCCCCCTCATATTAAATAAAAATAATATTAGAGAAATTATAAGTAATAATTTGGATTCCCTAACAATAGAATTACCAACACCAGAAGGTATTAAAATCCTTCAATTAACCAGAATGGAAATATATGTGGAAAACCCAAAGATATACTCTGAATGTAACACCATATATGAGCCACAATCACTTATTTATTCTGGAAAGGTTCAAGGTAATGATAGTGCGTTTGCATCTGTTGTAATCAATGACAATAGCTTCCAGACCTATATTATGGGTGATGGTGAGGGTTGGATTTTTGGCCCTGTAGAGAAGGGATTTCACGGTGTATGGCACGAATTGGATGTGAAGCAGACAAAAGAGTTCAAATGTGTTTTACCAAATGAGGATGAGTTTTTTAAAGAAACTCCAATGTTTGAATATGCGCAAGAAAAATCAAATAAAATCAAAGTAATTACAATGTATTTTGAGGCGGATTATGATATGATTGAAAAACTTGGTTCAGGAAAAGAAGTTATTAAATTTATTGAAAACATATTTGCCCAAACTCATTTAATTTATTTAAAAGAGGGGGTTAACATTAAAATTGCAAGGTTTAAATTATGGGATAGACCAAGTGGTTATAATTATGATGGAATCAATATGTTATATTCTTTTGCCAACCAATTTAAATCCGAGGATCAATTACCTGAAACATTTGGGCAGTTGGTATCATTAAGAGATGGATTGGGTGTTGCGTTTCTTCGTTCTCTTTGTGATATTGCAAAATGGAGAACAAGTTATGCTGGTTTGGATATGGAAACTGGTATATTTCCAAATTATTCTTGGAATACAACAGTAATGACTCATGAAATTGGACATTTACTTGGTTCACCCCATACTCACGCTTGTTGGTGGAATGGAAATGGAACAGCATTGGATGGTTGTTGGTTTGTTGAGCAATCAGGACCAGTAAAATGCCCAGAATTAGAAGTTACTTCTGATACAAAGGGAACTATTATGTCATATTGTCATTTGAATCCAAAGGTGGGTATAAACTATAAGTGGGGATTTGGTGAACAACCAGGGAATAAGATAAGGAGAAACATAGCAGAAGCCATTTGTTTACCACTTGTAAATATTCCTAATGATTGTAGCAAAGAAGATTCAACATATTCAAAAATAAAAATAGAAATAGATAAAAATGGATTTTTTGAAGATTTTTATTACAATATAAAACAAGATGGGGTAACAATTGTGGATTATAATAAAAACATAAAAAGATTATCAAATGATACAACAATATGCTTAAAAAAAGATTCTTGTTTTACTCTGACTTTAAAACACAATGCAAAAGCACCTTTTAAAAATAAAATTAATTTTAGGATATTGAATGGATTTGATACTTTATTTCAAGTAAATAATGTGTATATTATAAATGATACAATAAAAATATGCCTAAAAATTGAACCTAAAAAAGATATTAGTAGAGTTATTAATAATAACTATTGGATTGACAATTATGTCTCTGAATTACTACCAACTGATAGATGGATTTTATATAATTTTTTGGGTCAAAAAGTATTAGAGGGGGTTGGTAACTTTAATATTAATACTGATGAAAAAAATATTGACACTGGATTATATTTTCTAATAAAAAACAATGTATTTTACAAAAAATATTTTATAAAAAAGATAAATTAACTTTACTTTTCATAGAATATCAGATATTTATGTATTATTTTAAATAACAATCCTCTTCTTTAGAGTTTTTATATCCGATTTTTCCAAAAAGACCTAACAAAAACTTGTTGGGTCTATTTTTTTTTTGTATATTTGCTTTCTAACAATTAAAATCACATATATGTACAAACTATTTAATTTTATTAAATGCCTATGTAAATTTGGACCAACATTTTGGAATTATCCATATTGGGATTATACTTTTATGTTAAAAAATATGAAAAATTCAACAGAATTAATGCTGGATTCATATATTAAAAATGGATTAGAAAATGAAGAAACAAAAAACCTAAAAAGAATTATTTACTTGTTAGATAATGCAATAAATGACGTGTATTATTTAAGCAATTCGAGTGATTTTGCTAATTCTGACGCATATGCTCGTAATATTAAGGAAATGATTAAAAAAGAGGAAAGAGATTGGGAGGAATTATTTGAAAGATTAAAAGGAAATTCAAAAGGATTAGAAGGAATAAAATCTTGGTGGGTATGAAAATAACAATAATATCAGATACACATGGAAAACACAAATTACTCACCCAAAACAACTTATTAGTTGGGGGTGATGTAATTGTACACTGTGGGGACATGTCAAATATGGGAAAACCTGATGAAATCACTGATTTTTTGGATTGGTATGAAACATTACCTTATACTCATAAGGTTTTTATTGCTGGAAACCATGATTTTTGGTTTGAAAAGAATTTTACCATTCCAAAAAAGTATAATAAGAATGGTGTTATCTATTTATTTGATAAATTAGTGAATATTGATGGATTAAGCATCTATGGATCACCTTGGCAGCCAGAATTTTATAATTGGGCATTTAATGTGAAAAGGGGTAAAGAATTGGCTGAAATTTGGGCTAAAATACCTGAAAATTTGGATATTTTGGTCACCCACGGACCACCAAGTGGCATTTTAGACTATACACATACAGGTATGAATGTTGGCTGTGTTGATTTAAGTCTCAAAATAATGGAAGTTAAGCCAAAAATCAGTTGTTTTGGACATATTCATTATGGATATGGTGAAAAAGTGGTAAATGGGGTACAATTTTTCAATGCTGCTGTTCTTGGTGAGCAATATACACTAGAAAATAAGCCAATTAACATAGAATATGATGTAAATACAAAGGAAATAAGCTTTGTTTAGTACAAAAAAGGTTGGAGTAAATATTTGCTTCAACCTTTTTTATTTATTATGTAAAATTGATGTTATTATTTGAATATATAATATATTTATAATAAAAGAATACATATATGGATCAAAATACAATAGGAACAGTATTTGTAACGGCAATAACAGTCTTGGGATCAGCAAGTGCCTGGAGATTCTATGAAAAAAGGGCTGAAAGGCGTAGAGAAGAAGATAATTTTATTAGAGAAGATTGTAGGGATAGAATTGCCAAACTAGAAGTCTTATTATTAAAAAGTTCAGAAGAAAAAGACCAGATGAGGGAAACTATTTTGAAATTGGTTGAGCAAGTTTCAGCATTAACAGTAAAAGTCCAATTCTTGGAGGAAGAAAATAAAATGCTAAAATTGAATCAACATTAATTATTTTTTATTATCTTTACAAAAAAAAAGATGAAAAAAGAAATCACCACCAACACGCCAAAGAAATACACAAGAGTGTTTACTGATGAGAATTCAACAACCACTTGGTTTTATGATGAAGCCATAACAACGAAAGGGCCTGTTGAGGTAGCAATAAAGTACAATAGAGTTTACGAAGCCAATTTAAATAAGGGAGCAAGTAAAACGGTTAAAAAGGCAAGGACTTAGTTCTTGCCTTTTATAACACCCAAGCAATGTTTAATGTATTCTCTCCCCCTTGGTGAAACGCTTTCATCATTATAGACTTTTTCTAGGTCTTTAACTAGTTCTTCTCCATGCTTATTTTCTTTATATAATTCAATTATTTTGTCCATAGCAGAAACACATTGATTGCTTGTTTCATCAAAGTAATTGTATGGCTTATATTGATTTATCATCTTAGACACTTTAAAGCATAAGTCTTCACCCCTATCATTCAGATTTGGTCTTGTTCTCATAGTTTTCAAAGTTTCAATCATATCAGTTAGTGAATTAATGCCAGATTTTCTAATTTTAATTCCTTCGATATAATCTTCTTGTTCGTCTTCACCAACAATTTCTTCCAGACTTTTAACATTATTTTTGTGGCAGAATTTTCTATCTTCTTCTTTTGATTTTTCATTAAGATATAGATTTTTTATTCTAATCCTATCTTCATTACTTATGCTAAATTTTATACTCATGTTGTTATTTTTTAATATAACTATAAATATATATTTATTCAAAAAAAATAAATAAAAAACTATTTATCTAAAAAAATATACTAATATGAATTTAAATTTCAGTTCAGCAGATGTGGCATTGGCTAAAAAAATCAATTTTGATTTGATTGCTAAACACTTCAAAGCATTAGAAGAGGGTAATGACATTATTCTGGATTTGCCCCCAACCCAAATACAGGCTTTATCAAAAGCAACAGCATTAAATAATCAACCAAGTTGGGGTTGGAATTTCCTACAAAGTCAGATTCTTGATGAAAAATTGAAATCTGGTAGTAATTTTAAAAGAAAAATTCTTTATTGTGTTGTAGATACTATGGCTTATCCAACACATACTGCATTAACATCAGATAATCAATTTGTTGATAAGAAATATTGTAAAGACTTTACAGTTGATAGTACTCAAGATGATGGACACGGTCACGGCCACCATGTTGCAGGTATTATATTAGGTAAACACCCCCAATATAAACTTGGTGTTGGTTATGTCAATGGTGTTAATCACGGGGATTTAATTATGGCACAAAAAGGATTGGGTTCTAATGGTGGTGGATCAACACAAAGTTTAATTAATGCTATAAATCACGCTTTAAATGTCTGGAAAGATAATTTTAAAGATTATTTATTGGTATTTAATTTTTCTTGGGGGGCAACCACTGAAAATAAAGCAATAACAAAGGTTATAAATGAAGCAATAAATAATGGTGCATTTATTAATGCTGCTGCTGGTAATAATGGAACTGGTTTGTTATCATTTCCGGGAGGCTTGCAGAATGTCATTTCTTGGGGTGCACACGACATTAGGGGTAACAAGGCATCTTTCTCACAATATGGCAACATGCTGGTTGGTATTGCCCCTGGTGTACAAATTTGGTCATGTTTTAAAGATAATAATTCTTATGTTAGTTGGGATGGTACATCAATGGCAACACCCCACGGAACAGCAGCAGTTGGATTATTATTAAAATACAATTCAGATATTAAGAATCAGAATGATTTAAAAGAATACTTGGTAAATAATCTAACTGATGGTGGTAAACCTGGTAGAGATGATTGGTATGGTTATGGATATCCAAAATTCAATAAATTATTTAAGTAATGAGTTTTGGTTGGGGTTATTTTGCTTTTATGAATTCCTTAAAGGTAATCCAGCCCCAATCAAAATATCTTTCATTCACATATTGTGGTTGATACATAAAAGGACAATCTTTCCCAGATATATCAAAATGCCTGTAAATATCATTAATGGTTAATTTATGCTTTTCAAATAAATGATGTAATAAATCTTTTACATTATTTATGGTTTTTCCCCAATCATTGTCTATATTTACACACATTTCAATGCCAATGAAATAATCATTAGGACTTCCACCTTGGGGTACTAATGCTTTTCTAATTGGTAAATTGCTTTTTCTTTCTCTATCACCAACATGATAAGCAACTTCATCATCTGGTATTAAATAAATTATTTCTTTATCATCAACAACATAATGAGTGCAACCAATTTTCCAATTATTTTTAAAGTAATTTAAATGTGAAGATGCACCAGCTGTTGCTCTTGTATTTGCAGTCCAATGAACAATTATCCCTTTTAATTTTTTTAATTTTTTATTGGGCCTTTCAGGTATAAATTTTTCGTTAATTATCATTTTTAAAAATATTTAACAATAAATATTGGTTATTATAGATTTTATATATATATTTGTGATAAATGATTGGGGGGGGTTTAAATTTATTTTTATAAAAAAAAGAAAAATTTTATTTATTTTATAAAAATGTGATATTTATAATTAAAAAACAAAAAAACATATTATGGCAAAAATTATAAGACTGACAGAAAGAGATTTACATTCAATTATAAAGAATGTAATCAGAGAACAAAATGAGGCAACAATTGCTCAATACAAACAAATATTTGTTAATTCTGGTAAAATTGATGAAGATGTTTATGATGAAATTGTTGCGGCTGCAAAAGGTAAAGGTGCATATATTAAATGGTTATGCTCAAGAGTTGCTGAAAAGAAAATTCTTGAAGAAGATGTTTATAAATATGAAGATTATTTAAAATCATTTGATGAAGCAAAAAAATCAAATGCAGGTAAAGCATTCTTTACTATTTTAGATATTAATCAGATTAAATCTAGTTCAGATATTAGGGCATTTGAAAAATCAGCAATTGCTTTTAAAGAAAAAGGGATTGAATTTGGTATGGATGATGACCTTGGCAATAGTGAGAATTTAGTTTCAAAAAATGATTTACTGAAATTAGATGCCGCTGGAATTAAGTTGCTAGGCCTTGTTGATGGTTATCAAATATTTAAAATATCTGACATTTCAAAAGAAACGCATAAGGTATATTGTGATATTTTATTTAAAGCGCAAAAAGGTGCAGAAATTAAATTCTGTACTTTTGGACACGGGCATTATAGCAGATATTTAAAAGACTACCCTGGGTCAGCATATTACTTCATATTTAATTTGGGTGATCCTATGGCTCCATATCAGTTCCATTATGAGTCAAATCAATTTATGGATAGAAGAGACCAACAAATATTTTAAGGTATTTAAAAATAACTTAATTAAAAAAAGGAAATCATTAATCAATGGTTTCCTTTTTTAATTTATAACCCCCCATACTAATCCATTTTCCCAAAATACTGCCTAATATATAAATTGGTACAACGACATAATTTTGTTTAAATAGATTATCTATTGAAAAATATACCGTACACAGGGAAGTTATATTTATCCATACTGAATTAATCAATAATTCTTTTAATCTTTTTTCATAAGTGTATTTTATCTCCAAAGTTTTAAATATATTAAAAATAACTTGGAAAATAAAAATTAAAACATATTCAATAATCATTCTTTCCCTATACGTAATCCAGCACCGATTGAAATATCGGGGTTTATTGGGTCAATATCTAATTTAAGAACAAATTTATCAAAATCAACCATTCCACCAACTTTAAATCCAACAAAACTTCTACCAAATTTTGGAAATGAGTAACTTTTACCCCCAGATAAAACTCCAAGGTCATCAATAAATTGCCAATTAACAACTCTGCTACCAATTCCTATTGATATATATGGTGAAATTATGCCCATCTTTTGACCGTAGCCAACGTATATTCTATAACCCTTCTCAATATCCTTTAATTGTTCATCCCCCCATCTCTGGGCATCTGCAAGCGTAATATTTGAGTAAAATTCGCTATTATCTATGTTTGGTCTGAACATAACATCCCATACAAAGAATTTATTTTCACCAATTGTGGTAAATAACCCATAAAGTCTTGTTGATTTGGATAAACCAATAGACCCTACAAATGGTTTAAGTGGGGTATTTGGTAATCCTGTATAATTTGTGGAATATTGATAATATCTTCTAGTATCTCTGCCAATATATCTGGTAATTTGATTTGGATTATAATATGGTATGGCATCATAAAATCCATTATCAATAAATCTTGGATTTTCTTGAATTATAACAACATTTGGTGTTCTAGGAGAGAATTTTTCATTTTTAATACTTTGTTTTTCTCTCAATTCTTCACTTTTTGAAATTTCTGTCTTTTGTTTGGTATTATTTTGACCAATAACCATTATTGGTAATAATAATAAGAGCATTAAATTTTTCATATGGGTTTTTATTATAAATATCAACAATTAAAACATTAAAATAAACAAATTGTAATAATATTAATATTTACAAGATATTTATTTTATAAAAAAGATGAAAATAAGTGATTATTTGACAATTGTTATCCCATGTAAAAATGAAAAGAATGTAATAATAGATTGTTTAACTTATTTGGATAAACAAACTAATATTTCAGGAACAAATGTTTATATTTGTGATTCATCCAATGACAGAATTACAAAAAGCCTCATAAAACTAAATGAGTTTAGTAATTTGAATATTGAACTGTTGGCTGGGGGCTTACCTGCAAAGGCTAGAAACATAGGATTTAAGCGTTCAAACACAATTTATACATTATTTCTGGATGCTGATGTTTTTTTGAAAGATAAAAATTTATTATTAAATTGTGTACACGATTCATTGGATAATTACTTAGATTTACTTACTGTTAAGTTCAAAACAATAAATGGTAAATACGATTTTGTTTATATTATGCTTGATTTTTTAAGGAAAATGGTTTCAAGGGTATCCCCATTTTGTCTAGGTGGGTTTATGTTTTTTAGAACATTAAAATTACGTGAATTGGGTGGATTTAATAATGAATGTGTTTTTGCTGAAGATTATGAGTTAAGCAAAAGAGTTGAACCAAAGAAATTTAAAGTTAGTAAGCAATATGCCTATACATTGAATAGAAGATTTGAATCTAAAGGTATTTATTATATGGGTAAAATGCTTTTTAAGTCTTTTATAAATAGGAATAATCCAGAGTTCTTTAAACAATCACATAAATATTGGGATTAATATGAAATTAATTAATGTTGCAAAAAGTTTAATCTTGGAGGCATCTGCAAAGGATGTTTTGGTTAATAAGTTAAAATTAAGTGAAAAGGCTGCTGATTTCTTTGTTGAAAGATGTGGTAAATTGGCTGTCATAATGGTTAATAAAATCATTAAAAGTGAAAAAGAAACCTTGGATGTATTAGATATGAATGATGTATTTAGTGCATCTGAATCAATAAATAAAACTTACAGAAGTTATAGTGATAAGTTGGCCTCCATTATGGACTGGATTAGAGTTGGATTAAATGGTAATTTAGGTGAGCATAAAGATGATGGTTTTACTACATTATATAATAAGTCAGTAAAATGGCATGATGAATTGGGTATAGGTGATGGCGAATATAATTATAATGAAGAAAATGACGTTATATTAGATTTTAGAGATAGTGATGGTATGGGTTTTTATTGGGTAGATTTAGGCACATCAAGATGTACAGAAGAGCAAAAAAGAATGGGTCATTGTGCTTCAACTAGAGGAGATACTTTATATTCATTAAGAGAAACAAAAAGAATAAATGATAAATTTACATTAAGTAAAAGTCATTTAACTGCTGCAATTCAATGGGGGGGTAGTGGTGATAAAATTTTACAATTAAAAGGTCAAAAAAACTCAAAACCAGCAGAAAAATATCATAAATATATTGTTGAATTGTTAATAACTGATAAAATTGATATTATTGGATTTGGCTCTGAATATGATTCTGCAAGTGATTTTAAAATAACAGATTTAGGTGATGAATCACTAAAAGTGATAATTGAAGAAAAACCAGAATTATTAGATATATTTTTAAGAGTTGAGGCATACAAAAAAGGTTTAATTAAAGAAAAACCAAAGACTATTTTTGATATTACCATTAAAAATCATCACTATAAATATTTCTTGGACAATTTTGGTAATTCAGAGGAGAAGTTTTTAGAAAAAGTGTTTAGTGGTGATTTATATAATGACTCTGGTTATTCTTGGGAAGATTTTGTGCATTATACAGATAACAATTTAGAACAAAAAATAGAAGATTATGTTGATAACATCTATCGTTCAAAAAAATGGAGTACAGATGATTCTGAAAATAATCAAGATGAATTTTATGATATGGAATTAAGTAATAAAATAAAAGAAATAGATGATCATGATTTACAATCAGTATTAAGACAATCATTAGATAGAGCAAACGAGACAGCAGTATATGATGCATATTATCAATATTATAGAGGTTTATTTGAAGAATATGGTGATGTATTGGACTTTAATGATGAATATGTTAAAATTCGTATTGATATATTAAATTTATATGAACTTAAAAATTATCCTGATTTGGCAACATATACTAAGTTGGAAGATTTATTTTTTGATGCAGCTACTGAGAATCAAATAGATAAGCCTAGAGTTAATACTAATAGAATAAATGACCCCTATCCAAATGATGAGGATTTTGTTGAAAATTTTTATGAACTATGTTCAGAAAATGATATACCAATTAAAAAATAAAAAAATATGAAACTATTAAACTCTTTAAAATCCATAATTTCTGAAGCAAAGTCTTTGGAAGAAATTTATACCCAGTATTATAGTGATATACCTTTGCAAATATTTAATAGAATTATAAAGGCAGACCCCAAAACGGTTGTTAAAAATGATAAAATAGTAAAAGTCGGTAAATATGCCAAAATATTACTGAACATTTATAAGATTGGTAATATGCCAAATCTTGAAAACTTGGTTGAAGCCACCAGATACTTGGCTATTGTTTATAATAAAAATTTGAGTATTGATATTAAGAATATCAAGCAAATATCAGATTTATATGATATTGTAAAAAATTATATTGTATCTATTGAAACACC